GGTCTAACATCTGCTGATGCGTCAATTGAAGTCTATTGGGATGAGACTGATACAAATGGTCAGGTTGCATTAGCACCAGGAACATCTGTAACTTTAGTCCTTTATCCCGAAGGGGCAGATTCAAGTGACACTTATTACACAGGAACGGCTTTAGTTACGTCAAAATCCATAACAGGATCTTTTGACGGCATGGTTGAAGCTAGTATAAGTGCGACCTACACAGGCGCAGTAACTACAGCAACGGTGTAAGAATATGAGCGCAATAGAACAAGCGGTCGCCCACTTCAACGCACAAGACGTTAAATCTTTGAGCGTTGAAGAATGGGGCGATGAGAGTGGCCCTTTAGTTGTCTATGCAAAACCTTTAACACTTAACGAAAGTCAAAAGTTATATAGGTTATCCAAAAATAACGAATTGGAACTGTTGGCCTATGCCTTAATACATAAGGCATTGGATGAAAACGGGGACAAAATGTTCACTATGGACGACAAGCATAAACTTTTAAATAGTGTTGATGTAGGAGTTATGACAAAAGTTGGATCCTGGATAATGGGAACTGATGATTTGGAGACTGCTGAAAAAAAATAGAAGCTGATGCGGATTTATTCGCGCAATACGCATTAGCAGATAGATTGGGTAAAACCATTGAGGAGTTAGGCGTGATAACGATAGACGAGTTCCTTGGGTGGATGGCGTATATAAAAATATTAGAGGATAGAAACAAAAGTGGAAAAGTTTAAAATGGTTATATCTGCTGTAGATAAGTTCAGCAGACCATTAAAAAAACTACAATCAGGACTATCTAAAATAGGATCTTTAGCCGCAGGCATCGGTAAAGGTCTTGGTAAGGTTGCCCTAGGCATAACGGCCGCCGTTGGTGCGGTATCGCTCGTTGTCGCTAGATACACCACTATGCTTGATAAAATCGGAAAAACGTCCGAAAAATTAGGCATAGATCCGTTATTTTTACAGAAATTACGTTTTGCGGCCGAACAAACAGGTGTAAAAGTTACAGCCTTAGACATGGGCCTACAAAGGTTCATAAGAAGGACGGCAGAAGCCGCTAGAGGAACAGGTGAAGCAAAACAAGCCCTGGCAGATCTTGGTATTGAGTTATTTAATAATGACGGCAGCCTAAGAAATGTAGAGTCAGTTTTATTTGATGTTGCAGACGCTATTGCCAACACATCAGATAGTGCTGAACAAGTTAGATTAGCGTTTAAATTCTTTGACTCGGAAGGTGTAGCTTTAGTAGCCACCTTAAAAGAAGGTTCAGCAGGATTAAAAGGTTTCTTTCAAGAAGCAGAAAATCTAGGAATGTTGATAAGCCGAGACACTATCAAACAGACCGAAGCCTTTGCGGACGCAACCAATAGAATCAAAAAGCAATTTGATGCCCTGGTTGCAGGAATTATGGGTGCATTTTTACCTGCCCTTGAATCGGTGTCTGGCAGATTTTCAGAGTTCTTAGCAGGCGCAAGAGACACGGAAGGCACTTTTGATTCATTGGGTGTGGTTATAAGAGATAAATTAGTAGAAGCATTTGCCAATTTGATTGAAACCATAGGAACTGTAGGTAAAGCTATTATAGATTTTTCCAACGAATCAAAACAAAGTCTAGCAGCTCTGGCCATGCCTTTAGCAATTCTTCAAAGGGATTTTTACAAAGCCCAATTGTTGTTTGAATCAATGAACGAGGAGATTGAAGAAAGCGACTTTGATAAAAGGATGGAGGAACTTGCTGATAGTGTTAGGAATTTCACATGGGAAGGATCAAGAACAAAAGATGTGGTTGATGAGATAACCAACGAAATGGATAAACTCGGCAATAGTTTTATGAACTTAATCAAATTCGGAGAAGGATTTGGAAGGGTATTCAATGACGCGAGAGATGCGTTGTCTGATTTTGATAAGTTAGGCGAAAATGTTGCTAAAACTTTAGAAAACGGATTAACAGACGCTTTTATGAATATAAAAAATGGTGCGGAAGGATTAAAAGACACCATGGATCAGATTTTAAAACTGATAGTAGAAGAATTAATAAGAGTTTTTATAGTTCAAAAAATGGTAAGTGCGGTTGGTAGCTTTTTTGGCTTCCCAGGAAGGGCATCAGGTGGGCCTGTTACCGCAGGAAGAACTTATCTAGTAGGAGAAAAAGGCCCAGAGTTATTTACACCAGGAAGTAGCGGCGGCATTACTCCTAATAATAAACTAGCCGCAATTGGCGGCTATGGTGATACCAATATTAACATCACTTATGACATTAAAGCCTTTGATGCTAAAGACGCTACAGCAGCAATAGCCGAACAAGCCCCTACTATTGTTGGCATTGTAGAACAGTCATTTAGAAAACGTGGTAAAAGAGGGCCATTAGGAGCATGAGCGGAACTTTCCCTAGCACCCCTGCCCCTCTTAGCATAGAAGTACAAAGTGTAGAGCCTACATTGGTTAGTGTGGCTAATAATTTAAGAAGGCAAGTTAGATCCAGGGGTGGCCAAAGATGGTTATTCAAAGTTATTTTTCCGCCATTATCAAGGGCAGATTTGGCTAGTATTTACGCATTTAGTGTTTCACAAAAAGGACAATACGAAACTTTTAATTGGGTGCCTACAACAATTGGCACAACCAGAGGAAGTTCAAGTGAATCCCCTGTGGTGGATGGTGCTTTAGCGGCAGGCGTTACATCTGCAAGTGTAGATGGACTGACGGCCAGTACGTCTAACATTCTAAGATCTGGTGATTTCATCAAGTTTTCAGGCCATAGCAAGGTGTATATGGTTACAGCAGACATGACTAGCGATGGATCTGGTGATGCGACGTTAAGTTTTGCACCAGAGTTAGAAGCTGCTGTTGCTGATAATGAAACAATTACAATTAGTTCCGTTCCTTTTCAGGTAGCTTTTGCAGGTGACAACAGGCAATTTAATACAGATGCTTCTGGTTATTTCTCTTATGAAATTGATTTAGTAGAGGTTCCGTAATGGCTAACCGAGGAAGTTCAACAGCTTTCCGCACAGAGATTGTTAAAGATCAATCTAAACCGTGCCATTTAATAGAAGTGTATTTGCAAGAAACACATTACGTTACAGATTGCTTTAAAGATGTTGTATATAATAGTAATACCTATTCATCTTTAGGTTTCTTTTTAAATTTTGACGGCATAGAAGAATCTTCTCAAATTTCAGCAACGGGCATAACACTAACACTATCTGGTGTAGATCAAACATATACTAATTTATTGCTTACGCAAAAATACGTTGATCGCAAAGTTATTATAAGAAAAGCATTTATCAACACTTCAAATGCGCTTGTTAGTGATCCTGTTATCATATTTGATGGCCGTATAGATAACGCTGTGATCAATGAAGATGCCGATACAGGCCTGGCAAGCGTAGCTGTTACTGTCTCTAATCAGTTTGCAGATTTTGAAAAAGTAACAGGAAGATTTTTAAATCATCAAAATCAACAACTTTATTATCCAGGCGATAAAGGTTTGGAGTACGCAGATCAATTAATTAAAGACATAGTATGGGGCAGAGAATTTAATTCAGGTGAAAGAGAACAAGGATCAGGTGGTTTAACAGGCCAAATCACAGGAGCGTCTTATACAAACACAGGAGATATTGGTGGTTGGTCGCCTTTACAAACTCAAATATGGGGAAGTTTATTTGAAACTAGAATATCACTTGGCAATAGAGTAGTAGTTAATCAAGCAGAGCATGGTTATCAAACTGGTGCTATTGTAAAAATAGAAAACGCAGCAAGCACAACAGACGTTCCTGCATCTTCAATAGATGGGGAACACCCAATAACGGTCATAAACGAACATCAATATACAATTGCAGTTAGTGAAAATATAACAGTAGATGAGCCATACGAGGGGGGCAGAGAAGCTACGATATATGGAGTAACGCCCCCAACAGCAGGGATAGAAACACAAACAACAAGCAACAAACAAAATTACGTTTCTGTTGTAGATCCCACGGAAGAAGTAGTGGTTGGAGATTATATACAACTAGAAAACACAGGAACGGTTGGCGGCATAGAAGAAGAAAAACTAACTGAAAGGGCCTATGAAGTAAAAGAAGTTGCAGGTGGCCCTGGAAAGAAAAGAGCAATAATAGAAGTAGTAGAAGAAAAAAAGACTACAGCACCCCCGATTTCAAGTGATACAAGCGTCGCGAATACCGTTACCGTTAATGAAGCTGACCACGGCAGAGATGTTGGCGATACTGTTGTCATAGCAGGATCAACTGATGTGGGCGGTGTTTCTGCATCTAGTATCAATGGTACTAAAACCATAGCTGCCATAAAAAATAATAATGCCTACAACATAACGGTAACAGATACCGTAAGCAGCACCGTTAATTATGGTGGTGGAAATTCTGTGACATTAGACGGATCTTCACCCAACACTCCTTTTGTGGCCACTACGTCAGGAAGCACAACAGTAACCTTCCATCACACCGCACACGGACTAGCAGTAGGTGATACGATTTATATAAATGGATGCAGCACCGTTGGCGGTATTCCTGCGGAAGAATTAAATACTTCACATACAGTAGCTAGTGTTCCAGACGCTAATTCTTTTACTGTTGCAGTTAGCACCACAGCAACTTCAACTGCTGTCGGTGGTGGTGCGTATAGTTACGTCAAACTGCCTGTGAAAGCAACAAGCGCGGCAAGGGGTGGTAAGGCTAATACCACTATAAAAGTAGATATAGCCATGCCTAAAGATCGTATAAAAATAACAGCCCAGGAATGAAAGATCACGAAACCATAGCTTTTATACAAAAAGAAAAAAATAAACCTTTTTCTTGGGGCGTTAATGATTGTCACACTTTAGTTTTAAAGTATTTGGACACGGTTTGGGATAAAGACGTACACAAAGAAGTCTTTAAAAAATATAAAACTAAGAAACAAGCTATCAAATACCGTAGGGATTATCCAGAATCGCTAACTGATGGAATTATTAAAGCAGGCGCAACAAAGCTACCGCCAAAAATGGCCAGAATGGGTGATCTTCTTATCAAAGATCATAAGCTATTTCAGTTGGCGCATATCTGTTTAGGATCACAGATAGTTTCTGTATTTGAAGGCGGTTCCACAACGATTTTCAAGGTTGTTGATTTCACATTATTTGATTGGGCATTAAGGATAGAATAATGGGAGCAGTTGTATCTTCAATAAAAGCAGTAGTAGATTTCTTCTTTGTAGCCTTTGCCTGGGCAGGTGCAAGCTACAAAGCAGCCGCAGTTTTAAGCTACATAGCAGCAGGTGCAACTTTTGCTGCCGTAGGTGGTGTATTAAACAGCTTATACAAAATTCCACAAATAGGTCTAGGTCAATTAGGTGCTACAGTATTAAGCAATTCCAGATCTAGCACCGCCCCATTACCTGTTGTATATGGAGTAAGACGCATAGGTGGGGTTCAAGTATTTGTAGGATCTTCTGATGGATATGCCAATGGTGAAGTAACCGATGAATTTCCAAACGAGTATCTAAATATGGTTATAGCGTTGTGCGAAGGCCCTATAGGCGCAGTAGAAAAAGTATATGCCAATAATGTTGAAATCTGGCCAACACCCGATGCTAGATTTCAAAATAAAGTATTTTGTAATGTTCATTTAGGAGAAACAGGGCAAACGGTTGATCAAGATTTAAAAGCGGTAGCATCAGGAGTAGGAGCGGATTTTGAATGGGGAGATGACCACAGGCTTAGAGGAATCGCTTATTTGATGATCAGATTAGAAGCTGATCCCGAAGTTTGGGGATCAGGCGTACCAACAATAAACGCAGACGTAAGGGGAAGAATGGTAGAAGATACCAGAAATCAATACGCAGGCACCGCATATTCTATAGATAGATATTCTAACAACCCTGCCCTTTGCATTAGGGATTATTTGATGAACTCAACTTACGGCAGGGGTATTCCAGGAAGCCAAATAAGTGATAGTTCATTTGAAGCTGCTGCGAATTACTGCGATGAAAAAATTACATTTACTTTAGACACGGGGGTTACGGTTACACAAAAGAGATACACTTTAAATGGGGTTGTAACAGTTGGTGAATCTAGCTTAGATATTCTCAATAAATTACTAAGTAGCTGTAGGGGTATGCTTGTTTTTTCTGGTGGATTTTACAAACTAATTTTAGATAAACCCGAAAGTGCAGCATTAACATTTGATGAATCAACGATTTTGCCCAATTTCAACATAACGCTTCCAGGAAAAAATACTTTAGCAAACAGAGTTAGTGCCAACTATTTTAACCCTGCCAACGAATGGCAGGCCGATTATGAATATGTTGAAAGTGCTGTTTATAAGGAAGCAGATAATAATATGCTGCTAGAAAGAAAAATAGAATTGCCATTTACAGCAGATAGATTGATGGCTTTTTATATTGCCGAACAAACAATGAAACAGTCTAGGCAAGGACTTTTAATTGAATTTAATACAACACAAGAAGGCTTATTGGCAGAAGTTGGCGATGTTATTTATATTAAGTTAGATGCGCCTGGTTGGACAAGTCTAAATAGTGGTTCAGGTAAATTATTTAGAGTCATACAAGTAACCTTAGAAATGAATGATGAAGTTTCTATTGTGGCCATAGAATATGATGCAGACGCTTATGTTCATGGAACGGCTAGTGCCATTGATACATCACCGAATACCAATTTACCATCACTAGCAACAGTCAGCACCCCTACTTCTTTAGCGGCAACTGAAACATTATTATTTAATGATCCAAAAATTACTAACAGAGTTAGTCTATCCTGGACAGGTTCTAAATCGCCTTATTTAGAACGATATGAAGTGGCTTATATACCTGGATCTGATGGTGGTACCTATATTCAAGCAGGAACAGTTACAGGAACACAATTTACAATAGATAATTTAGATCCTGGCGTTTATCAATTTGCAGTTAGATCCGTCAATACAGCAAAGTTTAAATCTGATTACGCAAGCGTGCTTTTAAAGGTTAATGGTACAACTACCTTACCTGTTGTTAATCCGCCAGGTATTACGGGCGTAACTGAATCACTTATATCTACTACTTTAGGATCAGGCATAAAAGCAAAAGCAGTTTTATCATGGACAGCTATAGCAAACAGCGATTGGGAAGCATTAGGAATAAACATTGAAAGTTATGAGGTTGAATATAAATTAACTAGCGAATCTACTAATTTTGAAAGACTAGGATCAGCAACAGGTACTTTCTTTGAGTTTTTTGATATAGCACCTGGTAATTACGATTTTAGAGTAAGAGCGGTCAACGATGCAGGAATAAAATCTGCATACGCAGCTATAACCGCAGAAATTACAGCGTTAAGCGCACCTCCTACTAATGTGGCTAACTTCTATTT